TGCTACTTTGTTGATACTAATAATGCTGTAGTAGAACCACCTTTAGGATGGAGACACTTAGCAAAGATACTACCTACACTTATGGTGGCAAAGGTTCCACAATCCCGCACCGAAATAGCAAAACATATCAATTCCTTTGTACGCAACGGTACGCTTCCGCATCCTAAAAAGATGTATGATACGTTAGATGCTAAATATAAGGGAGAAGTCAATGTTCAGACTTTTAAAGTATGGCATATGATCTTTCAACTGAAACAGCGTCTACTCGATGCGATTAATGTAAATGGAACTGTTGAATGCTACATCGATGGCAAACCTTCAAGGCATGAAGGGTTTGTAACCTGTTCCGACACACCTTTAAAAATCGTAGATAGACTAACTTTTAGTCAAGCAAACTTCAATCTCAGTAAAAATTGGACGAATGAAAAAGTTTAGTGCTTTTCTACA